AACGGTTTACAATATCTAAAACGGCAAAATGTATAGTAGGCTTCTCACTGCCATCAAAGGCTGAATAGTCACCAGCTCCTACACACGAAAATCCCTTGGGATCGAAACGTGTGAGATTCTGGGCTAGAGAGTGCCAATCTGTCGAATATGGATTAGCTCCAACAATACTGCCATTAAGAATATTGTTTTCTATTAGTTCCAAAGTAAAAGCTCCAAAATACTTCTTAAAAATAATCAGATAGTAAAATGGACAACCAGAGAACATTCGTGTTTTTCCTTCTATAACCTTGTCAATAGGACGACGCTCATCTTTGAGACAGTCAGAGAAAAACCAAGCTGGTCTAACACCATTCTTGTATTTCTCTTCCACCAGGCGAATTTCATCACAAACTTCAGCGAAGCGTGCTTCAAAAACATCACCTTCACGTCCAAACTCAAAGAGATACTTCTTCATGTTCCGTTTTCCAGATACATTCATTGGATATCCCGCTGATGTACTAGAAGCAATACCATGGAAATTTATCTCATTTTCGATACCATTGAGAGCTTGTCGATAAGTCAATAATACAGGCTCAACTCTACGTTTTGAAACATGAGTAAGATGTGCATAAAGAATATCTCGTGCTCTCAGTACCTTATTCATATCGAACCAAACAGGGCCAAAGCAATACTTGCTTTGCGCCGATGCTACAGGATCAATAAGCTTTCCGTTGACCATCTTTCTACGCAAACACGCTGGTGCTGTCAGAGCTGGTTTCCAAGCGGAAAATAACCTACTATGAATAATGTTAGAAGACAAATTTCGATTCGGACAAGGAGTAACTACTGCAAATTCATCGAACTGGCCATTCGAAAATGGCTCCATGTTAATTTGCTCTTTAACGTCACTCGGTTCACAATCAATGTCAAATTGTTGTTCAAACATTTTGAGATCTTCAAGTAAATCCTCCTGACACACAGCAGCCGAATAGGCCTGTCCCATCTCCTTAGATCCAGCAACGTGGACGCCAAACAATTTTCTCTTGGCTAGAGTAGAATTTAGGACAAAATATGGAGCACCACAGTCACCGTTGGCTGTAAAACCATGATAGACATAGTGTTTTCTAATTAAATATCGTCCTAAAGTATCTGATGAAACAGGAAGAGGGACATCTTGTGCGTATGAAGTCCCATACACATAAGCCTGAGCTCCGTCCTTGTTGGGATAATAAAGCATGAAAGGTATATTCAAAGAAATTCTGTTGTAATCTCCTTTCATAGCGAAATACTCAACAATATTACGAGCTAATTGTACAGTTCGTGGAAACTGGACTAAAACCAAATCGTAATTCTTAAGAACGCCTGTCTCATGTCCTGAAATCAAATCTCTGACTAAGAAAGGAAAAGCATGAGTTCTACCAGGACGTTGTAACAACATCTTGGCATCAAGATACTTTGGATCTTCGGCACATCGAGCGGCAATATTTGCTATAAAATGATGAGGCATCATTC